GTACTAGCAGATGCACCCTTTGCAGCAGCTAAACCTCTCGCTTGTTTTTGAAAGCCAGGTATAAGTGTATCAAGCGGTGAAACAGCTTCGTTAAGAAAAGATAATCTTGAGAGTAGATTAGTAAAGGAACTCATATACAATATTTATAGAAGATGCAACTAAATTGGGAGGATTTTAATGAAATGTCTTATACTGGTATATGTAATTTACCAGGAATAGGTAAGCGAGTAGCGGAACGTATTGTAGCAATGCAACCTTTCCGTTCAAATAACGATCTTTTTAAGGTAAAGGGTCTTGGATCCAACACTTTAAAGAACTTAGGTATTGTAAAGGAGAAGAAAGAACGTAAATCCTGGCATCTTATGCCTGATGGTATTGAATATCCATCATACTCACTAGCAAAAAACAATTTAACTGGTCAAATCGATTTCTTCTGGAGAATGCCAAAAGAGAGACGAGAATATCTATAATAACATGTGCGCAATCATAGGATCTAACAATGTATCGAAATTTGAAGTACTATACGAAGGCAATCTACCTCGTGGTAATTTTGCTAGCGGAGTTCTCTGTCTCTACAATAGTAATGAGCAGCAAGTTATTAAAAAGCAAGGTACTCTTGATTTTAACCAGGTTGAACTAGATAATAGATGTGACTATTATATCGGGCATGTACAAGCTCCAACATCCGCAGCACGTTCCTGGTCGTATGATACTTCACATCCGTTTGAATCACTGTCATGGTCGGTAGTTCATAACGGAGTACTTACTAATTGGAAGGATTTAATAAAAGAATATGTAAACTGGGATGTAAATCCTGTAGATACTGCTGTTATTCCGAACTTACTTCAACAATTTACAGAAGAATGTAATGATGAGTGCCCATCTCATACTATTATTAAAAAAGTTCTTAGTAAACTACAAGGAACATTCGCATTATGTGTAGTAGATACAGATACTAATGAAGTTTACATCGCTAGACAAGGATCTATTCTACATTACAACGATAATGGCGATATCTCCACTCTTGAAGGTGAAGGATTCAAATTACTACCAGAAGGTGTAATTATGGTACTAAAAGACTTTAAAGAATGGAAAGTCGCTGATACATTCGAAACTAATTCACCATTTTTATTCCTATAATCTTATGTCAATAAACAAAACACTATACTTTTCAGCTACTAAAGGTAAACGTAAAGATTCTCTACTGTTTAAAAACAGTTCTGCCTATAATAAGTTTACTTTTAAAGAAAATAACACACTACCACTACCGCAACTTTACAATAAAGCTATTGATTTAGCTATAGAGGGTAAAAAAGACTATTTAGTATTGTGTCACGATGATGTCATCATTGAATCTGATGTACCTTATAAACTACCTGATATTCTCCGTAAGGATTTTGATATTATAGGTGTAGCAGGCACTACAGAATGTAAATTACAAGAACCTGCATTATGGCATCTTATGGGTGGTGGATTTGAAGGTCGTAAACTACACGGTGCAGTTGCTCATGGTAACGAAACTCAAAAGAGTATGACATCTTTTGGACCTTATCCTCAGCGTGTTGTCTTACTTGACGGAGTATTCCTAGCTATCCATCGACGTGTGTTTGAAAAGGTAAGATTTGATGAAACCAACCCAGCTGGGTTTCATTTTTATGATCTTGACTACTCTTTACAATGTCATAAAGCAGGGTTTAAGCTTGGTGTGTCGGATATTATGATTACACACGCTTCTCCTGGGTTGAGAGAGTTTACTCCAGAGTTTCTCGAAGGACAAAAATGGTTCCTGGAAAAATGGCAAGGTAAACTGTGATTGAAATTAAAAGGAACTATCTTAGTATTATATTGTGAGTGACCTCGATAACGACTATTTTGAACGTATAATTTGCTATCGATCTTTATTTGATTCTACGTATCTAGCATCGATTGTTGATTATGTAAAGCCGAAATACTTTAAATCGAAGAATATTGCGAAGATTTTTGAGATTATTAATGATTTCTATACTAAGCGTGAAAAATTACCTACTTTAACCGAGGTAAAAGCGTATCTTACTACAGACGAGTATCGTGATTCGTTTAAACAGCTTGTAGAGTCATTTAAAGACATTGATAAGAATATAGATAAGGATGAATTGTATGATAATACAGAAAGATTTATTAAAGAAAAGTCTGTTTATCATACAATGCTTGAAGTAGCGAGTGATATCGCTAAAGGTTCAATTGATACATCAGACATTCTTAATAAATTTGAGACCTCATGTAACATTAACCTTGTAACTGATAGAGGTCTTGATCTGTATCGAGATGTTGATATTATTGTAGAAGATCTAACGAGTATTCAAAAAGCTATACCAAGTAAATGGGAATGGTTTGATGATGCTTTAAATGGAGGTTTTCAAGAGAATGGACGTGCACTTTATGTGTTTGCTGGTGAGACTAATATTGGTAAATCCATCTTTCTAGGTAATATCGCTACTAATATTGCTAATCAAGGTAAGAATGTACTTCTTATTACATTAGAAATGTCAGAGTTACTGTACGCTCGTCGTATTTGTACTAATGTTAGTAAGATTCCGTTAAAAGAGTTAGCAATTAACTCACATTCCCTACGTCAAGCACTAAAAGAGCAAGAAGATGAAGGTAAGGGTCGTATATTTATTAAGGAATTTCCTCCTAGTACTGTTACCCCTAACCAGTTAAAAGCATTTATTAAGAAAATCGTTGATCAAGGCATTAAGATTGATGCTATTGTGTTGGATTATCTTAATCTATTACATTCTACTGTAGGTTCTAACTCTTACGAGCGTATTAAGAATGTAACTGAGCAAGTTCGCGCTATGTCTTATGTGTTTAACTGTCCGATTATTTCAGCAACTCAGTTAAATCGTTCTGGATTTAGTTCCGCTAATCCAGACCTTACTACTATTTCTGAATCAGTTGGATTAGCTGCTACAGCTGACGTTATTGTATCGATTTATCAAAACGAAGAAGATAGAGAGTTGGGTATCATTCGATTAGGTATGATGAAGAATCGATATGGTCCGAGAGGTCATACTCAAGCGATGAGAATTGACTATACTACCTTAACTATTACACAGGCTGAAGAGAGTGCGCAGGTAGCAGAAGATAGCTCATACAATATGTTACAATCATTTGGAAGTTGATTAAATAGAGTTGTTTATAAATACAAATAGTGAAACAAGCTATTTGTAACAACAACCTTAAAGATAAAATTAAGGCCTTTCGCGGCGGTGTAAGAGATTTCGATGTAAGTGATCTCGTAGCTATAAAATTATACCTATCAAAGTATAAAGATCAGCTAAGTAATACACAGTTCTTCACTGGTGCTTTACAAGAATATTCAGTAATCAGTTGTTTTGCAGAAGAGTTTCATGAAGAACTTCTAAATCATATGATTAAAAAGTTAAACGCAGCTATTGCTATCGTTGTTACTTTAGAAACAAAAGAAGTGTTAATTAAAACAAATAAAGAAGCGTGTAGTATTAATCTTTGTAAATTAGCTCAACTATTATGTGACGGTGACTGTATAGATTCAGAGGTAGCACAAGGTAAGCTTACAGAGAAGTTTCTTAAATTTACAACCAAATTAACACCATGTACTTAACCCCTGTTGTAAATCCATCGCAAAGCATTATAGATAGAGAAAGTGAACATATATTACTTTCATTTTGTTCGTTTTGTACCCTACTAAAAGGTAAAAAATTATCTTTTCAGAACGTCTTTATTCTTGCGTTACAAGATGAAAAGTTAAGAAGCATATTAAAAGACCTTTTAGGAGTTGATTCTAACTACGAAATCGTTAAACTATTTTTAGAGTACGATCCTACGATCACTAAAAGTAAATACATAACGAAGTATTTGAATAATAACGCCAGACTATGTCTCTAACTGAATTAGAAAAACAAATTTATAACGCATATCTAATTGCGAGTAGAACAGCTAGAAATAAACCATTTAAAATTAGAGAAAACTTTAAAAAGGTAGATGATAAGACATATATTATTCTTAAAAAGTTAGCCCTGTTATTTGAACATAATAAATCTGTAAATGTACATGATTTTTTTAAGGCACCTTTTTTATACTATGATATTGACTATGTAGATTTGCAATTTTTCGTAATGCCTAAAGCTATTAAGTGCTACGCGTTGTATAAGCGAAAGCAAGAAACATCTTCTCCTGATAGTGAAGAGAATATTACAAAATGTAAGCAATGCTGCACATTTATTATGCGATACTGTGTAGAAAATAATTTAACACTATCTGAATATAGGAGTATAAATAACGGTACAACACCTCTGGTGTTACAACATCTTCGTGATCATAGCATAAATTTTTATGTTATTCATGGACTTGAATGTGATAGAGTTATTAGACAAGTTGAACCAGATCTCTTAGAATTTTTCATTACCGATTTCAATAAATTGCTGAATGATACACGGATTAATTTCCAGCAATCAGTAAAGTTAAAGGTAGTGATAAGAGAATCCTTTCGACTTATCGAAGAATATCTGTTGAAAAAGAAAAAAAGTGAGATATAATAAAGTATAACCAAAAAACAAACACAACTAAATTAAAATTATGAGTTCATTCAATACATCAATGTTTCAATCCATCAAGGACGCGTTAGTTAAAAACGAAGGTGAAGGTAGTAATGCTACATACACCGAAATTATGAAGACCTCACCAGGTCATACCTACACGGTTAGGTTGCTACCGTTTGCAAAAGATCCAAAGAATACATTCTTCCATTATTACAATCATGGGTGGGTCTCTTTCGCAACAGGTCAATATGTACAAACTCTTTCACCTATGACTTTTGGTGAACGTGATCCAATTGCTGAAGAACGCTTTAAGATTCTTCGTACAGGTTCTGAGGACGAAAAAGAAAAAGTTAAAGCTATTAAGCGTCTTGAGAAGTATCTCGTCAACGTATATGTTATTGACGATTCACAAACTCCTGAAAATAATGGTAAGGTAAAAATTCTTCGTTATGGTAAACAACTTCATAAGATTATTATGGAAGCTATTGAAGGTGAAGATGCAGAAGAGTTCGGTCCACGTATTTTCGATCTTGGAGCTACAGGTGTTAGCTTTAAAATTAAGTGTGAAAATCAAGGAGAGTTTCCTACGTATGTATCGTCACGCTTTACTACAGCAGGTAAGCTTGCTCTAAGTGAAGACGAACAAAAAAATATCTACGAGAGTGCTTTTGATCTAACTAAGGTCTATAGTCTTAAGTCGTATGATGAACTTAAAGCTATGCTTAATGAGCATTATTACTGTAAGACAGAAACTTCAGAACCTGAAGTACAACAAACACGTATCTCTACACCACCAATTCAAGAAGAAAGAAATGAAGATAGTTCACCATTTAAGACGTCATCTCAATTTGATAACGCTTCTATTGATGATGAAATCGACGAGCTTCTCAAGGACCTGTAATATGACTGACGCAGAAAAACAAGCATTCTTAATGTTTGCAGGTACAATGCATGGTTTTGCAAAACAGACTGATCAGATGATTATGGGTCAGTCTGTTAATTTGAGACCTATTAGTAACGATATTCAAAATACATTTGCCCAGGTGCTTCAAGCGCCTGTTCAACAAAATGAACCGTTCCAGCATGTACCGCAAGAGCAACCACTAGTATATCAGCAGCCTGAACCACAACCACAACTCATTAGTGAACCTACTGTTGGTGTAGAACAAGCTATTAGAGAACTAGAATTAGTACAACAAACATCTGTACCTACACCTATATCTACACCTATATCTGCACCTACTCCTACACCAGTACCGGTTAGTTCAGATATAGTTGATATCCTTAAGGAAATTAACTTGAATTTAGCTAGAATCGCAACTACACTTGAGAGCCATGGCGGACAAAAGAGAACTAAGAATACTAAAACAGCCTGAATTTGTAAAGTTTCTAGATGCAATATCAAAAATCAACGAGTCAGCGATAGTAAATGTACAGGCTGGAGAGCCTGGTCAACTATCCTGTCTCGTCTCTTCCGCTGACAATACACTAATATTGTCAGCGGAGCTAGATTCGGTAGAAGCTAATTTTAACGGTACAAATAATATACCTGATATTAAAAAGCTTATTCGTGTTGTAGATAGTATTCCTACAAAGGATATGACTCTTAATGTTAATTCAAATAACTACGAATATAAAGGTAACCGGGTTAAGTTTAAGTATCACTTGTATGAGGATGGTCTACTCGCTAAACCTACCATTAATATTGAGAAGGTTAAAAGCTTTAAATATGATATTAGTTTTCAAATAACGAAAGATATCTTACAATCAATTATTAAAGGTAGTACGTTTGCAACTGAAACTAATAAAGTATATCTCTTTACTGAAGATGGTTGCTTAAAAGCGGAATTAACAGATAGAGCTCGACATAATACTGATGCATTATGCTTAGATCTAGGTGAAGTTGACTTCGAGCTTACACCCTTACCGCTTAATCTTGATAATATTAAACTACTATCTTCAATAGGTAATATTATTGATGTGGGTGTAAATACTGATTACGGTGTCTGTGTGTTTGATATTCAAGCTAACGACATTAAATTAAAATATATCATAACCTCACTAACACAATGAAGCTTATTAAAAATAAAATTACTACATTATCATATTTTGTAAAACGTCTAAAGGATTGTAAGTTTAATACCTGGAAAATTAATACTAACTACTCTTTAGCTGATCCTAGAAAATGGACTATTTTGATCGATCCTGGTAATACTTCCTTATTCATTACTTGTTATGAGAATAAAGACTTTAAAGGTGAAATGATGTTCGAATTTAATGACGGTAACCGTCTTTATCCTCGTAACTATTCACTAAAAACATCGTCGATGGAAGTGGTTATTACTAGTTTAATTGAAAGAGGTATTCCGCAACTAGAAGAGTAAGATGTTCGATCGTAAATCTGAAATAGGTCATATTTACGCAGTCCATAGCGGTACATATGCTGGTGAAATGTTAATACTTGTTAAAAAAACAGCGAAGTTTTATAATTTTCTTGCAGTACCGACTATGGTAAATCGAAATGTGCCAAAAGAATCATTTGAATTAGCAAGGAACTCTGATATTATTAAGTACGTCGAACAAGGTCCAAAGGATGTTGTTGAGGTATGTATAGAGCAATATAATAAAAATGAAAACCTTAATAATCGACGGGAACAACCTAATTCATCGCACTTTCTGGACAGCTAAAAATATTGTAGGTCTTGAAGATTCAGTAAAGTTAAGTAATTTTCATATTTATTTTACAATCAATGCAATTAAAAGTTATGTTAATACCTACAAGCCTGATAAAATTATTACTTGCTGGGATGAAAAACCTGATTATCAACGTAATGAGCGTAAAGATCTCTTTTCCGAGTATAAAGGTAATAGGTCGTCTGATACAGCGCCGCATCAAAACAACGAAAAGATCAAGGAATTTCTTTATACCCTAGGTATTCCGTCTATCTTTCCAAGAAAACTAGAAGCTGACGATGTTATTGCTTATCTAGCTGAGTCACTTGAAGGTTCGAAGGTAATTATTTCAGTAGATAAGGATTTCTTACAGTTAGTTAATAAAAGTGTAATTATTTACGATCCAATTCGTAAAAAGGAAACAAACACAACTAATTTTGTAGAAAATGCAGGTTGTGAGCAAGTTAATTTCATGACTATCAAATGTTTGACAGGCGATAAGTCGGATAATGTACCTGGGATACCTAAGTTCGGTAAAGTAAAGGTTCAAAAGTACCTTGAAGGTACTGTTATACTTACAGACGAAGAGCAATCTATATTTACACGTAATCTTGAGTTATTTCGCTTGGATAAATATCGACAAATCGAAAATCGTGATGAGTTACTATATTACCAAGAGCAAATACCTAATGCTATGAGTTGTGAGCCTGACTTTCAGCAGTTTACCGATCTATGTAAAGAACATGATATTAGCTCTATTCTTAATAAGAAAGAAGACTGGTATAATTTGTTTTTTGTTAAGCATAAGCTACTATCAATGTTTGCATGATTAGTTTACCTGAAGATTACGTTGTACAAAAGTTTTACGAGTTAGGGTACTATCCAAAAACTAATAAGTATAATAACACTTACCAGTGTTCGTGTCCTATCTGTAGAGAAGGTAACTCTCTAGGTAAAAAGAAGCGTTGTTACTATATTCCTAAGAATGATAATATCTTTTGTCATAATTGTGGATGGTCTGGTAAACCTTTTACATGGATTAAGCAAGTATCGGGTAAGACAGATACTGAAATCATTACTGAAGTAGAAGAATATACTGGTGAGCGTGAGATACTACCTGATATAGATGTACCTATAGTTAAGAAGGTTACTGAGACACTTCCAAAAGATTCTATTAACTTGAGTGATAGTCAGCAGCTTAAGTTTTACGGTGCGAATCCCATCGTCTCCGCTTGTTTAAACTTAATTAAGAGCAGACGTCTAGATACAGCTGTAAATAGGCCTGACGCTCTTTATCTATCATTAACAGACCCTGTTCACAAGAATAGATTAGTGTTACCATTCAAAAATGAGCATGGCGATATTGAGTTTTATCAGACAAGAACAATATTACCTACAGATAACAAGACAAGACCTAAGTATGTATCGAGAATTAATGCAGAAAAGACATTATTCAATATAGATAAGGTATCTAATGATCAGCAGTGTGTCTTTATCTTTGAGGGTCCTATTAACGCATTCTTTACAAAAAATAGTGTAGCTGTTGCAGGTATTACAGAGAGAGGTAATGCGACATTTACAGAAAGACAGCAAAAACAAGTAGATACAACATTAAAATGGCTAGATCGTATTTGGGTACTTGATAGTCAATGGATTGACAATGCATCTCTCAAGAAATCAGAGACATTGCTACTAAATGGTGAGAAAGTGTTTATATGGCCGGAGAAGTTTGGTACTAAATTTAAAGACTTTAATGATATTTGTATAAAGTGTAAGATAGATGAAATATCAGCAGAATTTATACAAAAAAATACCCACGAATCACTCGAGGGTATTATTAAGCTTTCAGAGATTAAAAAGTTTAGACTCCTCTGTAGCTAGCTTTATTCTCTGTAGTAATTGCAGAGTTAAATTTTTGAATAAGAGCAGCAATTTCAGTTGCAGCACGTGTAATACGGCTTTGTTGATCTTCTAAATCCTTAAGAATAGTATCTTCTTCTGCACCAGCAATAGATGATTGGATAGAATCACCGGTACCGTTTAGGAATTCGTTAAATTCAGCTAAACGTTGTGACCAGCCATTAATTTTTTCAACATATTGAGCATGCACACGAGCTGTAGCTTCAGCGGCCGCTGCAGTGTGTTGAGCTACCTCGCTATTAGCACCTACACCACCTGCAGGATTAACATTAAACTCACCTGGATCTGTACCTTTATCAAGTGATTGGTTAAATGCTTGTTGCTCTTCATCCTGCTCATTTAAAGCACTAAAAAATCTACTTTCAAACTTAGTCATACAATTATTTATGCTTTAGCATAAATATTTACAATGCCAGTTGCAACAAATCCATATAGTATAGGGGTCGCTCCAAAGCCTATAAACGACTTTGATGTCTCTGCTCAAACTAAAAGATATAAGGATGAGGAGTTGACGCATAAAGCTCCGCAAGTTCTTCCGTTTAATTTTGATTCAGCAAATGAATTAATTAGTAAACTATATATCGACCTTCTTGAGTTAAGAGCAATGTTTCAAGCTGCAGAAAGTAATTCACAAGTTAAATCAAAAAATTTAAGACCAATCTACAAAGTTATTGATGATATTGGTACAGAAATTACACAAAATATTCCTGAATTGCTTGATAAATTAGCATTGTAACGTATAATTACGTATGCTTAAAAAGATCGGAATATCATTACTGCTAACAATACTAATAAGTGTAGGTATTGGATTTGTGCTGCAAAGCTTTATTGGCTTCTGGCAGGGAGTCACAGCAGCAATAATTATTCATTTCCTCATTTTTTACTTTTTTAATCCTGACAAAAAGAGTCAAGTCTTCATTGAAAGTGAGCAAACTGCGTTTGATCATCTTTTGCAAACACAAACCGTTAATATTAACTGTCCATGCGGACAAAGTCCTATTAATGTTCCTATTTTACTTAACGCAGATAATATCTTTATTTGTGAAAAATGCTCAAGTAAGTATAGAGTTAATACAACATTTGAATCTGTACTGTTAACAGAGCCTCTTAATATTGAAAATGCATTTAACGCTTTAAAGAATAAGGGAACTACCTTATAATAACGTATAATGAAAACGTTTGACTTTAAACTAAAAAGCGGTAAGGAAATTAAGATGGATATTGATGAGCTGACGCGTTGGGCTTGTCTGCTCGAAGGTGTAGAGCAAGTCTCAAATAAGTGCGACGAACTCGGGTACGGTAAGGATAATGATGAGTGGATCAAACCTCTTGCATTTCAGAAATATATCGATGAACGTTTTCATTCGATGAAACACGATCTCACTGTTGAAGCTTTAATGGGAAATATTTAACACTCTCCCCACGTATAATTATACCCAATTGTAATATTATTATACGAAGTATTGCTAGGTAATGTAGAAGGGCATACAACAATACTGCTATATACTGTGAGTGGAAATGCAAATCTTGTAGCATTAAACTTATTTGTTTGTTGCGTTAGATCTCCATCCTTTACGAGTAAAGCTGTTTTAATATTACTAAATACTTCACTGTTTGGTTCACAAGCTATACCGCTATAAGATGTACTTACCGTATATTTACGTGTAATATTGTCAATTGATGCGCTAATCTCGTTAGGTGGGTATATTGAAAAAGACGGTGTATCAATACCCCAGTCAAAAAATAAAGGGTAATCAGCACCCATTGTGGGTAATGATTCGTATATAGAACCATCTGCATTATATATATTTCCTAATAAGAAGAGTACATTATTTTTATAATATAAACTATCATATGGTATGTTATATGTAGTAGATGTAATAGGTATAGTATATGTGTATGTCTTACTATTACCTGTAACGGGTAAGTTACTTGTTAAATAAGACGACCAATTAACTGTTAACTTATATTCAAAATTTATAAGCTGACCTGCAGATAAATTATACACTGATGTAAAAGTATTACGTGCAAAACCAGTACTATCAGCAGATCGCTTAATAGCAAATTCTTTCATTGATACATCAGTTATAGCCTTATCAGAAGAGAATGATGCTATATAAACCTTACTTGAAATAGTATCTTGATACGATTCAACAATATCTCTATATATATTTTTAAACTCTGTAGCAGATAGCACACCTGATAATACATATCCCTGCGTACCGGGAAGGCTGTTATTTGAGCCTATATCAAGATAATTAATAATACTTGGTATATCATAAGTATAGAGATCTACTAAACCACTTGACAGTATAGTATTTTTACACCAAGGTGATGTGTATATAATAGTATCGTTTTCCTTTACAGAAAATCTATACTGACCTTTAAGCTTAATATCTACATTTATATTATCGTGTGTCATATGTATCTTGCTGAAATGGTTGCACTGTATGCGCTAATTGTTGGTGTAAAACTACTATTGCTTAGGAATAATGATGTCGGTGGAGCAGATGATAGAGTCCAATAATCACAAAACGTATTTTTATAAACTCTAAACTTACCATCTAATGATAGATAATTAAAAATATCATTACGTGTTAAATTAGCACTTATAGTTCCTGTATTATTAGACACATTTAAACGATATCCAAAGTTATATCTATCCTCTGTAATATTAGAAAGACTATCTACTGACGTTGTTCTAATGTACGATATATTATGTGTTGGACATACACTATCCACTGTATTGCTATCGACAATAGGTATTACAATCTCATCCAATGTCGATATAGGCGCACGTGAAGGTGCTGTAGTAGGTTTAATAGTTTTACTAGGTAAGCACGAACTCGATGCAACACTTATAAACGATGTAGTATCACCGGATAAAAAGCTACCTTCTGTATGAAAGTTTCTAAAGTAAATAATACCCGTCTTTGTTACACTATTACCGCTTACAGGTGTAGCAAAAGATGCACCAACCTTATATTTAGTACTACTAGTTATGCCTAAGTTAACATCCCTCACAACTAATGGCTTAAAATCCTCATCGGGACTATTTCTATAATCAACATATAGTGTCCTACCAACATTACCAAGTCTAGCGCGTATTGTTTTGTATTTTATACCTGTCTCGACAATCTTAAAGGAACTATTCAAGCTAGAGAGAGCCACATTATAATTATTTGTGTTATAGCTATATGCAGGCCATTTATCACGAATACTAACACTATTAAGTATTCTATTCGCCTCATTAATACCATCTCTTATTGTTCTAGTACCTGAAAGAGCTGATACAGCAAATAGACCTGTTGTATCAAAACCTACCGCAACTATACCACCACTAATACCCGGTTTCAAAGAACTTGACTGATCACTATTTGATGACAGACCTGAATATCCGAGATCAATATTAAAATTTCCACCTGATAATACATAGTTGTTATCCATTATAAAAACAGTAAATCCTGCTTCAGTACTATTATTACCGCTTATAGCATAATCAAAAGACCATACAATATCATAATATGGAGAATATCCATAGTTGGATGCTATATTGAATGCCTTTGTATTAACCGTAAACGTAGGGTATACCATATAGTATATTTATATCAAGAGTCCTTAGCAAAGACACAAGTCATGGAATCTTTAGATTTGAATCTAGTAACGTGTTTCACAGAATATCCAAAACGCTTATATTCACGATATAGTATATCAAAATACTCCATATCAATATTAATAATTACACTATTACGTGCATTATCAACTATTATATAATCAGAAAACTCTTCACCGAGTGCTAATACTCTCTCAGAAATAGCCACATAAATATTTAATCATTAAAATAATTTAATATCTGCTCTAATTTATCGTTTAGCTCTTTTACACGTATAACCTTATTGTAATCCTCTACAGAGAGCTTATAAGATCCAACAATCTCCTTAAGAAGTTTAATATCTTCTTCTACTAAACCTTCAATAATTAATTCATTCATAAATTATATCGTATAACCAACAATCTTTATAATAACATTGTCTTTACTTGACGGTGATATTCTGAATGCACAAGTTAAATCACCTGACGCCGTCGCGGAAAGGGGTATAAATGACTGATTAACATGGCGAACACTATCACCACTACCTGATGCACGACCGGAACCTACCAAATACTCATATGTACCAGGAATTGTCGTACCTGTAAGTAGGCTTATATTAGGTGCTGATACAACATATCTATCATTATTACCACCATCTGGACCAGATTTTTGAATTTCACACTCTACAATTAAGTTCTTAGCGTTAGCAGATATATTATATAGTAGAGGTGTTCTTACACCAGCAGTATTAAACGAGGTTATCTTTGGATATGCAGATATCGTAGTCGTCACTGATGTTGTAGATGATGTATAACCATCATTATAAACAGTAATAGGTCTCTGCAAGAAAGCTATTGGAGAATTTTCATTATAAACAGCAGTGCTATTAGGCGATACATTGGTTACAGTACCAGCAGGGTATGTAATAGTATCGGTACCTTCAACTGTTGTAACACGACCGTAAGCATCCACTGTAAACGAACTACCACCAACGACAGTCTGACTTGTAATTACTTCAGGGAGACCAACCTTAATATTACCTGATAAAGTGCCTATAGCTGTTCCTGTTACATCAATATTATTAACAGTCCCAGTTAAGCCATTATTAACTGTAAATGTAGAAGATACAACATAATCTGGTTTAGCTTTTATTATATAAAGCATACCCGTTGCACTCAATGTAGAATTAACGCCAGAAGAAACACTAAACAATGTAGATGCGGAAGGTGAATTACTAACACCGTAGATCGACTTATTAATTAAATTAGGTACACTAAAGTTAGCACCACTACCCCCAAAAGAGTAACCAATTACTGCGGATAATTCTGGATAACTAGTACCTACTACAGACTGACCATTACATAATAACCAGCCAGCTGGAGCATTAGCTGAAGAAACATAAGGCATAATAGAACCTACTGCAATTTGACCTGCTGTTCCAGCAACAAATACAGTTGTAGGCATAGCAGCGTTTTTCCACGATAAATTACCAGAAATATCAGTTGTAAGATATAGATCAGATCCTGTACCACCTGTCGGCCAACTATAATTAACAGAATTAATTGCTAAGTTCTGTGGTAAACTCAAATACGTAGTATCATACGGTGTAATACGGTTTGTCTTAATACCATCACTACTAAGTGATATCTTATTTGAACCGTTAAGGTAGATTGAATTACCCAGTAAATTAGATGATATGTTACCTGCGGAAAGTGTTCCTACACTTATACCATTTGTACCACCTACTACAATCGTACTATTTGCTGGGGAATATACTCCGCCTACCTCACGCCAATTACTAATATTAGCAGGTGAGCCAGATAAATGATGAACATATAATTTGTTATTACCTGTATCAAAAGCATAATCACCAACTGCAGCCCCAACAAAATCAGTTACATAAATAGAACTACCTGCATAAGCATTACCGATAGAGATACCACCTGGTGTTTGACCATCACCTACAAATAATCGCTTTGTATCAACAGTATACCCTAGTTCGCCCTCTGTTAATGTGATATTTTGTCTATCAACATTCGTTCCACGTCTAACAAGAAGCTTGAGTAGTGTGTTTTTATAAAT